CCTGCAAAGAAGGTAGACAAGAAGAAGGTCACGCCCCACAAGACTATCGAAGAGGTCGGAGAGGCTCTGCTCAAGAAGGACAGAAGACTGTTTTGTATCCAGGCCTCCATCGGATTCGCTCTTGTTGTCATTATCGTAGCTGTAGCAGTAATGTTTCTGTAAGGAATAATCCATGCCAGTATCACCCACCCAGAAGCAAGATCTCATGCTCGTTAGAGAGGCCTTCGAAAGGAAGGCTCTCGAGCAGGATACACATGGCGCCACCTGGCTGCCTATGGCCACTACGGTCCAGCAGACAAGACGAATCCACGAAACTATTCGTGATGAGGCGGGAAACTATCCTGCAGCGGCCTCTAAAAAGAAGGTGGCAAAGGACAACCAGTCCTTCCTGAAGCAGAAGCAAATCGAGTGTATCCCGTGCTTGGGAAGAATTAGGGCTCTGGGTGATCTAGATATGGTAGGCGACCTCTTCGCTACCATGCTGGCCTACAACGATCGGGCTCTCAAAAATATGCTTAATTTATTTAAAAGCGTCTCGAGACCCAATCGAATCCAAGAAAATCTTTGTGGCGCCTACCACGCCCTGAGGTCTCAATGCATTCCTGACATCGCGAGGCTGCTTACACAGCTGACCCTTCTCATGAATAATTTAAGAGGATTCAACCTAAAAAGCTTGAAAGATCAACTAATCGGGCTGGTCGGAGCATTAATTGTTCGGTCTCTAGTGTCTGGGGCAATTAATTATGATATGTACATTGGATTAATTACTGATGTGACCAGATGTATCGCTACCGACATTAATACCCAATTAGCTAAGCTTCAGCCCATACTATCACGTGACGGCCTCGAAGATATCGCGAACCTGCTTCCTCTAGACACACAGGACGGGGAGCTCACGCGTGCCGAGGCGGCCAAAGCAAAGGCTGCGAACTGGTTCCCAGAACAGGGTGATTTTAACTTTGCTTCAGATGCTTCTAAAGCGATTACTGGTCTTGAGAAGAAGGCCGAAAAGCTCAGTACGTTTGGTGGCAAGGTAAACGTTGGGAACGCAGCAAATGTCGGCCGGCTCATCAAAGACATGATTGAAGAGTCCATCAGCGTCGTGGATGACAAATTGCAGAATGCAACATCAGAACTATTGAAGTTCCTCAAACTCAGTGACGGTAATCTGAGTGCACAGATTGAGTTGATGGATCAAATACAGCTTGTGCGAAGTGTTCTCGAGGTACTAAAGACTATTAAAGATACGCGCGGTGACTTCGACCCTTGTGGTAAAAACGCAGGTCGACGTTTCTTCACACGTATCAAATTCCCAGGACAGGATGTGGTCGTAGACAGCATTGATCCTGAGAACCCAGACGTAACTATCTTACCACCTAATATCAGAATTGATAACCCAGTGGTAGAAGACATCCTAAATGAAAATGGAATCGACACCGGCCCCGTTGGAGAGTCTGGCGCAGTAAAGAGCGGCAGGGTCGTTTCAAGTGTTCCTGTTTCGATTAACGTTTCGAAATGCTTAGACGGAAAACAGTAGAGGTACAAAAATGACAGCTTTTAATTATGCACTCGGTAAGGGAAGGGTCCGTGGCTCCGCTGGTTGGCAAGACTCCAACCTTGATGGTGCGACTGGTGACCTGGTAGTAAAGAGTGAACGAGAGCACCGTGCTGCAGAAGGACAGAGATTCTTTCATGCAGAGGCGGTACAGATTGGTGCAGGTATTCGCCGTACTTTTCTAATCAACACTCCAGCGTCTACGACGCGCACTCACTTCAATTTCAATATTGCAGCAAGCAAGCAGGTAGTTGTAGAAGTTTGGGAAGGTGCTACGGCTAGTGAAGTTGGTACTGGAATTAGTGGTATCAACTTTGACAGAAGTCAAGTCTTTGTAGCTGCTGCTGCAGCTGCAGAGTTGTCCGGCACTACTAAGGTGTATCACACTCCGACGCTTACATCATCTGGCACAAAGATTGTGGATCTGGAATTTGGCTTTGCTTTGGGTGTTAGTTCTACCAAGGAAATTATCGATCCAACGATTATTCTAGCATCTGGTACATCGTACTACATTGACATCAGAGCCGAGGGCGCTACTACTGATGTGAATACTGCATTCGATTGGTTCGAGTGGGTAAACGAGAACTAAACTATGGATATTCTAAGTTTACCTGAAGCTGAGGTAGAGCAGGCCCTAACGATGCCAGACCCTCGTAATCCATACGAGTCGTCTGTATGGTCTAATGGGATTCATGCATTTCTTGCAAAGAAGGTGTATGAAAGGCGTGGACGCCCTGTAACTGACATCTCAGGCGAGCACCCAGAGGTGATAAAGCTAAAGGATGCCCTACAAAACAGGCAACTCGAAGCGTCGCGTAAGTCAGCTAAGGTTATTGGACTCCGTCTGATCAATGGCTCTACTTCTAGTGGGGTTATGCAGCCTGAGTTTGACCTTGAAGAGTGTGTTGCTGTCTATGATGCAGAGCCATTCGTTAGCGCCGCCATCAGGCGGCAGCTGAACATCTGGTATAAGCAAGAGTTCAGGTTTACCTCTACAGAAAAGAAACTCGCCGACTATCTGAATCAGCGGTTCATGGATATGGCTTTCGTCAGCGGTATCCCAACAGAACAGATGTTCAAGATGATTACTCGAGACCTTCTGAGGTTTTCAAACGCCTTCGTCATCAAGCATAGAGATAAGGCACTATCTGGTGTAGCAAAGTTCAAGCCATCGCGCCCCATACCGGTGGCCGGCTACTATCCTGTATCTGCCCTCAATATGTATCCTCGCTTCAACAACGGCAAGCTCGTAAGTTGGATTCGTTATCTTGATAGTGGCACAGTAGCAGCTGAGCTAGACCCTCGAGATGTCATTCACTTTACATTTGAGCGTGAGCCTGACTTCCTATTTGGTAAGCCTCGTACCTTGGGCGCCATTGAGGATATCTCAGCTCTTCGTCGTATCGAGGAGAATGTCGAAGTACTCCTGCAGAAGTATCTGTTCCCACTCTTCCAGCTAACAGTCGGCACGCCTGAGGCGCCGGCGCAGTATCTACCAAGTGGGCAGTCAGAGGTCGCAGTCGGCCGGATGATGCTCGAGGAGATGCAGCAGGAAGGAATGCTAATCGGAACAGAGCGACATAAGCTCGAAGTCGTTGGCGCCAAGGGCGCAGCGATGGACGCAAGCAAGTATCTTGCTCACTTCAAGAGTCGTGTGATGACCGCACTGGGTGTAAGCCCACTTGATATGGGTGAGGGCGATACTGCTAACCGTTCTACCGCAGATAATATTTCACAGAACCTGAAAGAGCGAGTCCTTGATGATCAAGGTGAGTTCGCCTCCCAGGTTGTACAATTCATGGTTGCCGAGCTCCTTATGGAGCACCCGGATGACATTAGCGTACCACGCAGCCTGACGAAGATCAAGCTTCACTTCCCAGAAGTGGACGTTGACAACAAGATCAAGAAAGAGAACCACGCCACCAATCTATGGAATAATGGTGGTCTTACAGAAGACGAGTATCGTGCAGAGCTCGGTAAGCTCCCGATCGATAGTGATGTTGAACGTTCGAAGATGAAGCATAGTGTGATTGATATCCCGCTAGCTATTATCTCTGCGGTTGACGAGCCATTCAGTAAGGAAGCAAAAGCTGCAATCAAGGCACGTACGTCTGCAGATGTCGCTGGCGCCTCCGCGGGGCCAGCCACTAAAACTAATCAACCGGTCAAGTCTAAGCCTGGAACAGGCGTCAAGGGCAAAGGCCGTCCAGCAGGATCCAAGAAGGCAGGAACTCCAGCCTCGAGGGCTCCACAAGCAGCGACTACACCAACCAATCAGCATGGGACGAATCCTGGCCCCACAAAGGCCAAGTCGAATCTCGAGCGGGAGCTGGTGGGTGTGCGCCTATCTAATTTTATTTCTGTCGCCTGTGTTACAGATGACGTCGAAGAGCTCGAAATCTCAGCAAATGAGCGTTTTGAGGATGCCGATCTAAATCGTATACTCAAAGACACCATTTCTGGACTAGATTGGAATACTATAGATAGAAGTGAGCGGCGTTCTACCCTGATCGCCGAACTCATGGTGCATGCGGATCGCTTCAAAGAAGACGAGGAATCTGATGATTAAAAAGACGCCTAATGGCCTCTATATCAGTGATGATCTCACTGTAGATATGAGCCGGGTCAAGCCCGAGCTAAAAGATAAGTTCGTACAAAGAGTACGGGACTTTGAACAAGCGGGGCGCGTTGGCGTTGCTCCTAAGCTCGTAGTTTCCGTGGCAGCTACCCATGCTGGCATTCCTACTGGAAATATGGCTTTTTATACTCCTGACCGGATGAAGCAGGGACTTCCGAGCTTTACAGATAATTTCGCCAAACCGGTCCTTTTGCATCATAATGACATGGGGGATCCAGTGGGGCGGGTACACCGCGCCACCTATCAGGACCTCTCTCATCTATATGTAGAGCCAATGCAGGCGTTCAAAGAGCGCTATGGTGGGGTCGTCTTCACCGATGCAAAGGTAGACCTCGAGAAGGCCTTTGATCAAATCGACTGGGTAGTCGAGAATATGGTCCCCATGAAGGACTATGTAGGCATGGGCTACGGTGAGCTGGACCTCCATATCACCGATGCTGAGGCAGCTGAAAAGATTGTAGATCAACGCTATCTTACTGTAAGCGTTGGGTTTACCACTGACAGTATGTATTGTTCAAACTGTCACCAAGACTGGGCATCCGAAGGATTCTGTGAGCATGAACGTGGCAAGCTCTACGACGGCAAGCAGACCCTAGTGATTCCTGGAAAATTTAACTACGAGGAGATCTCGTGGGTAAATAGTCCCGCCGATACCGGCGCGACAGTTCTTTCTGTATCAGAGACACCGAGTCTGGCCGACGACACCGCCAATGACGAATTTTTGGAAACTGTAGTAAATACACAGGATTCAGTTTGTCAGCCCATACTATATAGCGTAATGGACGGTACCGCGACGCGCCTTGACTCCTTTAAACGAGTAACGCCCGAGAGGGCGCAGGAGGTTATCGACGTGGACAAGAAGGAAGATAACACTCAGCCAAAGGCGCCCGAATTGGTCAAGGTAACAATCGACGATGTAGAGGTCGAGTTTCCGGCCGCGGCTTCGGACCTGCTTAATACTGAGGATGCCAAGCACGAGAACTATGTAACCGACGAGGTGGACGGCCACAAGCATCGGATTATCATCGACCCAGCCACAGGCAACGGATACACAAGCTATGACACGAGTCACAGTCACAACGTGGTAAACCGTATTGTTGAAGAGGGCGGCGATGGTGATTACAACGACGAAACAGGAAAATTTGTAGTGAAGAATCCACACAAGCACGAACTAGATAATAAAGTTGCCCCTCTAACAGATGAGAAAGAAGAAGTCGCCGAGACCCCTGAGGTTGAGGTAGCTGAAGTCGAAGACGCAAAGAAGAAGTACAAGAAGGTCTCCGATGAGGTAGAGGGTGAGGATGAAATCGAGCTCGAAGATGGTGCTGATGTACCTGAGGGCTATGAACTTGTCGAGGTAGAAGACTCTAATGCAGAGCCTACAGAGACAGAGGTTGATCCTCGAGAAGCGATCGAGAACGATCCTGACATGACTGATAGCCAGAAGGCACGTAAGCTCTTTGAGCTTTCGAAGCAAGAAAGTAATGAGGTCACGCCGGCTGAGCTCGAGGTTGTAGAGGTTGAGCTAACTGATCCTACGAATGAGGATGCCAAGATTACTCTAGCGTTCACATCTGAGGAAAGCTTCAAGGAGAGCTTGGGTGCAATGACACCTGAGGCAATTGAGGCCAACAAGGAGCAGCTCGAGGCAGTATGTGCAGTATTTGGCACAGAGCTTCCCACTATCGAGGTAGAGGATGCTTCTGGCATTCCGCTAACCAAGGCAGAGGCGGCGGCCAGCGTTACTAACCTATTCAATAACATTAACAAGGACTTCGTTGACAAGCTCATCGAAGGACTTAACGGAATTGCTGATGATGCAGAGCGCAAGGAGATTGCAGCACATATCGTAGATCGGATGATTGCCGATGCGATGTTTGTAGACATCTTCACTGAATACAATGCTCTTCAGAAGCAGCTAGAAGATACCCGTGCGAAGTTGGCGTCCGTCACAAAGGCGAACCGAGACTTCTACGCAGGTAAGCAAGATGATCTGGCCAGAGTTGTAGTTGCTCTAAAGGTTGCCCTAAAGAAGCCTGAATTTGTTGATCTCGACGAAGAGGCTCTAGTGGGCAAGACGAAAGAACTTAAAGTTCGCTCCGTCGACAGCCTGCAAGACAGCCTCAGTGATCTGATCAACGAGTTCTCTGAAACAGACATCGAAGTAGACCCCAATGCAGTGCTCGAAACGCCGGTTGAGCCTGAGGTTGGAAAAGTTGTTGAGAAAGACAGCACAAACCGGCAAGACATGGAGATTTTCGAGGGCATGAGCGATCGGCAATACGCTGACGCAGTCCGTCTCCAAAATCGCTTCAAGTCAAGAAGCTAAGACAAAGAGGATAGAAAAATGGCACTAGATACCTATAATCGGTATAGTGGAACTGGACGTCCCGTGGATGACATGGGAAATACCACTCCTGAGATCGAAGTCAGCGAAAGCGTTCGACCCTGGGGTAAGTTCCTCCCTGCGCCGTATCTTCCTGTTGGTCGTTTCGATGTGCACAAACGTGCGAACGTTGTACTCTCCGTGGGTACACCGGTCGGCTTTGATGCAGTGGGCAGCCTAGTTCCAGCCGGTATTCCGGATGGACATACGTTCGAGTATGACTCGGATGACTACCGCACTGGCATGTATGCCACACGAAGCGCAGCAAATGGTACTGCAATCACTTCCGCAACTACAGAAGCCAAATGTGCACAGGGTCTCCTGGGCGTATCTGGACTCGCGGCAACAAGCGTTGATAAGTTCGTCCGCCCTGTCGGCGTAACTTCCTACAACGTGTTCTCGCATGAGGGCGGCGTGTCTTTCACGACATGGCCTTCCTACTCGCTAACCTACGATAAGCCCCTAAACTACGCTCAGCACAACACGATGGCCCAGGATCTAGTTGCAATTACTTGCGATTATTGTCTCCTGGTACCGTATGTTGAGGGTCGTAACCTACTGGGTCCTAACGTCAAGGTATGCGACAACACCGCAGGTGGTGTCGCTGCTCTGAGTAAGGTAGCCAAGTCTCACGTGTTCTGTCATGATGAGCTAATCGTATCCGGTGCGAAGAATATCCTTACATCTGGGCTATCACTCGCATTCGTAAGTCCATCATGTGGTCTATCCATCTCTGGCGCTGGCCTAACAACTCCTACAGATGGTGGTGTCACTGGTTCGATCACTGCAGCTATCTTTATCGCTCCTGGCGATTCGGTTGGTAGTGCTGTTGATTGCTCCGTCGCAGGAATGCACATTTTGTATTCCGCTTCCACTGAAAAGTACATCGTACTACGCAATTCCATAGACTTCACCGATGACTCGGCCGCTCTTACTGGTGGCGCAGGCACCGGCATTCTGACGTCTGGTACATGGAAGTGGCTGCTTGAGACTCCTCTCCAGCCTGGCGACTTTGTCGTTGCACGTCTTGGCAAGTTCGTCAAGTTCGTCAAGGGTCGGCATGATGTCGATGAGATCGCTGGTCAGATTCTGGCTGTCGATAAGAACTTCCAGGACAAGAGCTACTTGTCTCGCGTAAAGTCTGCTTACGAGCGGGCAACGTCTCCGAGCGATATGATGCCCGGTTCGGCCACGCGCGGTATTCCTTTCAACCTACACATGGTAACAGACGGCGCCTGGCGCCAGTATACCAAGCTAGAGGATCTTGCCGGCACGACTCTGTCTTCGACAGGTTTTGACGCTCCGCTCCTTCGCCTGGTCACCATCAACCTACTCAAGTAATCGAGAGGGGCGGGGTTAATACCTCGCCCCAATAAAGAGGATTAACGATTATGTATACCAAAGTACTCGACGCCTTTAATGGTAACGAGGAAGCTGCTAGTAAAGCGATTGCACAGCAGTCGTCTATCTGGCGTGTTGGTCGTGACCTCACTGGCGAGCTTAAGGGTAAGGTGAAGATGAAGGATGCGTTGGCACTTGAAAATGCCACCATCGTAATTCCTCATGTTATGTCCCAGTTTGTCAAGGAGGGTACGGAGCCAATGCTAGTTGGTACTCGTCTGCTTCAGCGCATTCAGTACGAGCCTGGCCTCCAAATTCAATTCCCGGCGATCGGCGCCCTCTATGCAGAGGATGTCGCTCCTGGTCAGTCGCTCCCTGAGATCACTCCGGATCTCGGCGGGCAATCCACCAACGAGGTGAAGGTCGGAAAGTCCGGTCTCGCCATCAAGCTGTTTGATGACATGATGCGCTTCTCGCAGTATGACCTCGTCGGCTTCTGGCTCCGTCTCGCTGGCAACGCGCTAGCACGTCACAAAGAGAAGAAGATCTTTGAGTTCATCAATGCGATGGGCACTGTCGTCTTCGACAACGTGACACGCACCAGCGGTCTTACTGGTAAATACACCTCGGGCCGTAACTCCTTCGGTACTCTCAATGGCTCCATTACGATGGATGACATTATGGAGATGTACACCACCGGTCTAAACCAGGGATTCATCATGGACACAATCCTGATCCATCCTCTGGCATGGCTAATGTGGCTCCGCGATCCTGTTCTGCGTGCTTTCCAGCTGCAGTACGGTGGAGGCGCATGGTGGAACACTTGGCAGGGCGATCCTAAGGGCAAAAACGAACTAGCTTCGTTCAGTCCTCTAGGTGAGGGCTCTGGTCGTTCGGACAATCCGCCAGCTGACGCTACGGATGCTCCTACCGCAACTCCGGTTGGGGATCTCGATCAGAATATCGACGCAAGGCCTCAGCCTCCGTCGTACCTCGGCCTGTCCTTTAACATCATCCCCAGCCCGTTCGTACCGTTCAACGTGTCGAACAACACGGCTGACATCATGATGTTCAACTCCGCCAACTTGGGCGCCCTGATCGTAGATCGGGATCCTCGAGTCCAGGAGTGGAAGGACCCGCTACTTGACATGACTAAGCTGCAGATCTCCGAGACCTACGGTCTTGCTATCTACAACGAAGGCCAAGCCATCGTTACAGCTCAGAGTGTCAAGATCGCTCGTAACCTGGTATCTGAAGAGTCGGTCACTCCTTCGCTTTCGATCTCTGGTGCGATGCAGGATCCTGCTGAGGCTGGATTAGGCTCTCCTCTATAATCTATAGTTGAGGGGCTACCGCCTGACACACGAACCATAGGGGCGGGCGGTGAAACACCCGCCCGTCCCTTTTTCTTTCTTAGGAGACAGATATGATAGAGAATGCTGAAGCTAAAAGGGCAAAAGCTGCAGCTGCTTGTAGGAAGTGGTACGGTAAAAACAAAGCCAAAGAATGGCGCCGGCAACTACTGAAGAACTACAAGATGACTTCAGAGACTTACGATAGGATACTAGCTAGTCAAAATAACAAATGCGCTATTTGTGATGTTGATCAGTCAGAGTTCACAAGAGCCTTGTCTGTAGATCATGATCACAATTGTTGTGAAAGTAAACCTACTTGTGGTAATCGCAATAGAGGGTTGCTCTGTAGAAAATGCAACCAAGCAATTGGACTCCTAGGTGACAATCCAGATATAGCTCAGAAAGCAGCATTGTATCTTTGGTACAGTGAGCAAGATGAGGTAGCGTCATGTGGATAGTTTTAAATCCCAAAAAGGCACATAGGTTTACGTCAAAGGGCATCAACCTTCATAAGGGCGCGCCTACTGCTTTCGTTAAACCTGACACAGATCAAGAAACAATGATGGCCATCACCCGGGCAATTGGTGAAGGCAAGGTCCTACGCATTCAGAGAAATGAAATACAGGGAATGGTTATTCCCAATCAAGCAAAAATTGGTGGTGTGGATACGGAAGATACAAAAGCCGTAGTTCGCACCCAACACGTCCGCGATGAAAACGGTAAGATCCTTTCAACCGTTATTGTAATGCCAGATGAAGACGGTAATGTGAAGAATGCCAAGCCCAAGCAGGCTGGCGTTATTCTCACTGGCATTAGCCAAACAGATCGCGATACAGACGAGGATAACGAGGAAGACTAATGGCTCTTCAAGTACCAGTCATTTCAGGCGTATCGCCGGCTGTAAATGATACCGACGTAGTTCTCAGGCCTACAATCACAATGGTGGTTGGCGGGCAAAGCCTTGTCGATCCTCTTACATGGGGCTCGCTAACGTTTGCCCTTTATGGTCCTGGCGATGTAGTGCTCGAGTCAGGTCCAGGTAGCATCCTGAACTCTGGTCTTGCAGATGCAGCGTATCCTCTACTAGACGGTCCGCTTCGTCGCGATCAAGTAGCCGGCTCGTACACGGTTATGATTAGTGGTGCGAATGGAACTCCAAGTGGACTAGATACCGGCTACGTTTCAGGCCTTATGGGTACTGGTGGCAATCTCGCTCTTCTACAGTTCGCTCCTAAAGTAGCACTTCTACCTAACACAGAATATACAGCTGTTCTAATCGGTGATGATAGCGTAGGCCTATTCTACGGTGGCGATCGTCGATTCGAAGGGCTCACAAGCTATACAAGTCCTAGTGGCTTTGTGCAAACTAGCAGTGGTATCAACACCGGTTCAACTAGTGGCTTTATCCGAGTTGCACATCCTTATAGCAAAACACTCGCAACTAGCAAGTATGAGGCCGCTACTGGCTTTAACGATACATACACAATCGCAATAACCTCAGGGCACAACACTGTAGCAAGACAGGGTATGGCAGTCTCTGGGTTCAAATATCAGTGGTCCCAATCATCTAGAACAGGTGCATATGACGTAACGGTAAGCGGAAGTTCCGATCGTCATAATTTTGGTAATGGACTACAAATCGACTTCTACGGAACATTCGCCTCAGGCGAAGTTCATCAGCTGAGTGTCTACGCGCCAAAACCAATGGCGGCATCTCAGGTATGGAAGTTTAGCACAGGCGCAATTAGTCAGTTTGATACCCCACCAACAGTACCGGGAAATATCTCTGTTGTAATCGACGAGACAGCAGGTGGTGGGTTTGGCGTTGATACACTCGCACAACTATCTGGATCACAGTTCTACGTAATTGGTAGCGACCCTGCACATCTAGAATTTGATGTAGCAACTAGCACTACGTATATTGAGCTCCAGTTTAACAAGCCAATAAGTTCAGGGGTACATGCTGTAGGTAATGTTGAAGTTACTTCGACACCGTTGCTAGGAATTCCTACGCCAACTGCAGCTGCTGCCGTTACGCCGACACGACTTGAAACGTCGGGCGCATTCCTGAAAATCTTCTTGCCATCTTAAGGAAACAACATGCCAATGACTAACGAAGAACAGCACAAACAAAACACAAGAGAGCACGAGCGCATTGAAGCAACTCTCCTTCGTATTGATAGAACTTTACATGGAAATGGAAAGGAAGGGTTAGTAACCACCGTCGCCAAACACAGCGATAGCCTTGGTATTCTGAGACGATTTCTTTGGGCGGGGCTAACATTCCTGCTAACAATCGGTAGTGGTTTTGCTTTGGCAATGCTGATATAAGAGGTAGATATGGGAATATTCGCAAAAATCGGTAGCGCCCTAGGAATGGGCGGTGCTAAAGACATCCTTGATGGTGGTACCAAGATTCTTGGTGCCATTGAT